GAAAACCTCGGTCTATGTGAACAGTTTAGCCATCTTTTAATAGATCCTAATACCTGTAGAGCGTCCAGAGTTCATGTGTAATGGATTGAACTCTCTCCAGACAAGATATCCAAGTGAGTCAGCCATGTGATCTAAATTCTGAGTTTTATCTGGAGTTCCGTCTTCTGCATAGGCTTGAAGTTCTAAAGATTCGATTGTTTTTTCACAACGAGGATGAATGTGCAATCTTATTTCTTCTTTTCCATTAAGCAACATTGCCTGAACTGCTGCAACTCGATCTCTTACATAAGGGTTGCTTGCTGGCGATAAATTTGTAATTCTTCTTTGCTGCAATAACTCGATGTCGGTCTTCGCAGCATTTGTTGATCTGTTTCCTCCTGAAGCGTCTGGGTAAGCATAAATTGTTTGATGCGGAAACTTGGCTCTGATCTGATCGGCCATTGAATCTGTGTCATGTGCACCACCTATCTCGTCAAAAATGTATAAATGCCCTTTGCTAATTACCCCGATAGCTGCGTTGCAATTTCCAACGTTAAAGTCACAACCAACTCGAATAATTTCTTCTGAGTGGTCAGGCATATCTTTAGTTACATGCTTTGCTCGGTCAAATCTGTCGTAGACAGCTCCGGTCTGAAGGTTGCAAAATTCTCCTTCGGTATAAGCGCGAACTAAAGAAGCTGGATAATTCTCGAGTAATGCTTGAAGAAAATCATCAGGAAGATAAGGATTATCAGCAGTTCGAGCTTTGTAGAGTGCTCGATCTTCCTTGTGACCTTCTCGGACAAATAAATTATAGAAGGTTCCAAAACCTTCGGGAGTAGAAAAAAGACCTAATTGTCTTCTATTTCCTGATCTTAATCTTCCAAGAAACTTTTCAATTGCTTTTTGAGCAATATCACTTTTAGTTGTGTCTAACTCATCTGAACCAATAAAACTAAGGTTAACACCAATAATTCTCTGCCAAGATTCCATTGATCGGCAAAGAATTGTCACTTCACCAGTAGGAAGATTTAGTTTGTATTCCGGTAAGGGTGAAGCTCTGTATTCATAATTGATTTCATTTGTTTCCCAAAAATCCTCAAGGGAACGCTGCAAAACATCACGAACCAAAGCCCCAGTAGGAGCGAAAACAGCCCCAACCGTATTGGGGTTATCAAGAGCACATAAGGTAGTCCATGCACATAAGGTTCTTGTTTTTCCTGCTCCATATCCTGCGCAAAATCCAACAATCCTATGATCGTGGTCTTCACAGATTTTTTGTTGATAATTTAATAAACCTTTGAAAATACGTTCTTTGATTGAATTTGTTTCTACTTCCTTTTCTTCAACAGAAATTGCATAAGGTTTAAACCCTTCAGGATGTAAAACGTGCCCAGTTGTTAATTCTTGAAGAATAGTCAAGAGCAAAGATCAGCTAATTTTGCTGCTGTATTAATAGCACCAAGAGCAATGTGATATTGACCAGCCCTTCTGGCTTCCATCTGTAAGGTGCTGCATTGGCTCAAAAGATCCGCAATCATTTGGGGTCGCTCAATATCCCAGTCAGCCTTGAGGTCTTGCCTAGCGGCCTCTAAATAGTTATCTGCAGTTCTTTCTGATACCCCCCAGTTTTCTGAAGCATACCGAACACAATCAGACCTTCTTCCACCATTAGCAATGATCCGTGAAAACCTTTGAACACGGATCAAAGTTTCAGCTTTACTAGATCCTTTAGCTGCCATTTGAAGCCTCTGGAATAAGCCATTTCTCAGCAATTTCGAGAGCCACTCGCTGAGTCATAAATGGTGGAACACTCATCCCCATAACATAACAAGGATCAGATTTAAGAAAATTGTAGTCTTCGGGGAATGATTGAATGCGAAGAATTTCTCCTTCACTTAAATATCTGGGTTCATCCCATTTCATTAATCCCTGTGTTGCTGTAACAGTTCGAGCAGGAATATTTGGATTAACAACACTCATATTAAAATAATGCCCTTTTGGATGGGCTTTAGATAAAGGATCTCCGGGCTTAACTTTTTTCCAGAATTTTTGAAGATTAGAACTGATTTGTTTTACTTTCCCATGTTTTTTAATATCTTTAAAGGCTTCTCTTACTGAAATTGGTGATTCTTTAAAAATTGGTTTTATAGGTGGAAGGTTTAAATCATTCCGTCTAGCAAGAAAAAAAGTTCTTTCTCTTGCTTGAGGAACCCCCATTTTTGCTGAGTTAAAAAGAAATAATTGAGTTGAATATCCAGCTTCACGAAAGGCCGTAAAAATTTCTTTGACATATCCTTTGGCATTGCCCGCAATTAAACCTTTAACATTTTCGGCCACAATTATTTTGGGCTGAAGTCTTTTTCCTACTTCAATAAAATGACCAAACAAGTCGTCTAGCTTTTGTTTTTGTTGACCTTCACGAAAATAATTTTCTTTACCCCATTTTTTTTCACGCTTGCCAGCCATGCTAAAAACTGAACAAGGTGGAGACCCATCAAGAATGTCTAAATTTTTTAATTCATCAGGAATTTCTTCTAAAGGAATTTTATTAAAATCTTGAACGCCCATTAAAAAGCTATGTTTCGGATTGTGGTTTGCTCGATACAAGGCCATCATTTCTGGATCTATTTCAACACCACCTAAGACATGAAAGCCTGCGAGTTTATATCCCATTGAAGAACCACCTCCGCAATGGAAGCAGCTAAAAACTTTAAAACCGTTCTTTTTTATTCCAGGAAGATCGGTCAGGTGCCATGGCCCTTTAGTTTTTTCCATCAAACTCAAATCCACATCTAGGGCAAGTGTGTTGGAAGTTGTCAAAATCTTCTTCTGAATGTTCTGTTGCTCCTTCGTACTCTTTCATGTCGTCTTTGCCTAAAAGGTTTTCTAGATCTTCCTCATCAAACCAAGGGCTGACATCATGAGTTTGAGAAAGGTTGTGCAACATTTCCCGATCCCAGTCGGATAAGTCACTTGTTCTGTTATCGGCTAGAGCTAGACCGATTTTTTGTTCTTCGGTTAATCCTGTTCTTTTTATTGCAATTACTTCTGATCCATCAGCCTCAATAACTCGGACATTCTTTAAACCATTTGCTTTTGCTCCTTCAACAGTTCCATTACCAGCAAGGATCCGATTATCTTCATCAATAACTATTGAACGAGCTGTTCCATAACGCTGAATAGATTCTTTTATAAGGGAAGCGGAGCGGTCAGTTCTTTTCCGAGCATTTTGAGGATCAGGCTTAAGATCTTTTATCGAAGTCATTAAGGATATAAGGCTTTTAATAATTTTATCTTACTAAGATTGCAACGAACCGCATCAAAAAGAAAAAGAAGGACATAATCTCAATAAGATTAAGAAGTTCATTTAAAACCACTTTAAAATGACTTCTCAAATTCTTGACGTTGAAACAAGGCTAAGGAACGAAAAAGTCGAATGGGACAATATGAAAGTGAAAGGAACTCCTTACACTCATAAAGATCTTTCAGACGCTTTAAATTCTGTTTTATACAAAGGCCAACACTGGAAAGATACAATCGAACATTCTTGTCCAGCAAAAATGCATGACGTTGTAAGCGAAGCTATTCGCTATATATGCGGATCACATGCAGAGTTTTATAAAAGAAACGGAAGATGGTGGGTTTACGCCGAAGGCTATTGGGAGTCAGTCGGAATGTAAAAAGTAAAGGAGCCGAAAGGCTCTTTTTTTTTGGGAAAAAATAATCGCATCAAATTGCATCAAAAAGGGTAATAAGGATCTTTATCTCAATAAGATTAAAAAGTAATCAAAAAACCACCAAATGAAATTTCGCCCAACTCATTTCATTAAAAGAACAATGGTTCCCGTTCAAATCATTGGATATGACAAAGGAACCTTAATTCAAGTGATGGATGAAAAAGAAAGAGATTGCTGGGTTGAATGGAAAGACGTTGTTTCAAATGGAAGACGAGTCATTCCTGCCTAAATCAAACAAGAGCCGCAAGGCTCTTTTTTTATGCCAAAGAATAACTACTCAACTAGCCAAATTATTTTTCCTACTAAACACCCCCCCTCTTAATGTTTTGATTTGAATTACATCAAACCGCATCAATTTTAAAGAAAGGGGCATACGGATTAATCTAATCTCAATAAGATTAAAGAGTAAAAACCACGGAGTTTTCCAAATGACAACAATCACTGCAAAGAACACCAAAGCTGAAATTCTTGCTGAGGCTCTTCCACTGATTGACGATCAAGCAGAAAAAATTCAAACTCTTACTGAGAAACTGAATGCTGCTTTAATCCTTTTAGGAATCACTGCTGCAACCGCCGCAATTTTCTAAATCAAAAAGCCCCTCAAAAAGGGGCCTTTTTTTTGCCTATTTTTAAGGGGTCTTACATGACTGGCCGTCCGCTTGATTGGCCCTCTGTTAGTACCAAGCAAGCAAAGAAGAAAAACCACTAACTTCTTTGAGGAGTCAATGCCCCATCTTCAAATCATTTCAACTGTTTTTGTAATTTCCTTTTTTAGATAGGAAACTTGATCTTCATATTTTTCTGGCAAAAAAACTGTGATTGGTCGATCTGCTTCTTGGCAAAGA